ATTTGAAATTAAAGCTCTACTTGCAGTTAAAGACTCTGTGTCAATTGTTGTAGCAGATCCTGTAATTGTTGCTTGTTTTGCATCTAATTGTGTTTGTAATGCACTTGTAACACCATTAAGATAATTAAATTCTGCATTAGATACTACACCAGTATTAATTCTTGCAGCATCTATACCAGTTGGAATAGACGCAGTTGTTAATGCAGCTAGATAAATAACTACTGCTTCATTAGATAAGTTTCCACTATCCCATGTAACATTAACTGTTGTATTTGTAGAAAAAGATGAACTAGCTATTGTTCCATAAATTGTTCCTGGAGTTGAAGCTACTGCTTTAATTCTTCGTCCAGCAGAATAAATTGACGTAACATTTGCACTAGCAATTGTAAAAGAAGTTGAACTTGCGTATGCTGCTGTATGTGTACCATCACCATCTCCGTAAATAACCCATTGTGAATCATTATACCATTCTCTAATTTCACCAGCTAATCCTCTAAATGTATTATTAATGTTAGAAGGTAACATACCTTCAGCTACACTAATACCACCTACTGTAGTGTTATTACTTGCTGTACTGCTATAATCTTTTATACCTGCCATATTTTTATGCTCCTATAAACCAAGAAAATGCTTTGTTATTTTCTATGTTTTTTTCGTTGATTAATGTATTAATTGCTTCTTCAATTTGTCGTTGGAAGAACTCTTGTGTTTCAAAACTATATCTTACGTTATCTATATCTGTTTTATCTGTCATTATCTGTTACCTGATTGAACTGCTGTTATGTCAATACCTTGACCATGATTAAACAATGTGCCACTTGGTACTTGAACATTAGCTCTAATATATCTTCCTGATTGTCTAACAGGATTTAAACCATTAGCATTCATAGTAGAAGAACTAGATTCTGTAGCTGTATCTGCAAGTTTGTTTCTTGTTTTAATTGTTACAGTTGCTTCTGCATCTACAATAGGTCTTACTCCTGTAATAGAAGCTCTACGTCCAGGAAAGGCCTCAAACTCTGATGTTTCTATTTCAGCTATATTTGCAGATCCTGAAAAGATTGCTGCTTTAAAATCTCCATCAATAGCTCCTAAAAACTTTTGTCCACCTGACCAAAAATCAGTATCTAATGCTATGTTAATATTCTCTAGGTTAGTAGATATAATATCCATTAACTCTACAGTATAAGCTCCTACAAATTGGTTGAATATAAAACTAGCATTTGTTTCTGCTATAGACCATTTTTTAGTAGCATAGTTATAAATAATAATTCTATCGCAAACACCTGTAGTATTGTTTAAGTTATTTACTGATGGATAAAGCCACATAGCAAGTTGATTAAAAGGATCAACAGCTGCTACTATTCTATCTAAATATGCTTTGTTAACATCAAGATCAAAAAATCTATTTACTTTTTCTGCACCTATTGAAACTACATTATCACCTTGTATTTCGTAAAATCCATCATCAGCATAAAAGAATACTCGTCTATTATCTTGTGCTACAGTCTTACCATATACAGCTCCTCTATTAGGAGATATTACAGATAATCTAAATACAGTTGCTCCACCAACATAATCCATACGAATAATTTGGTTTTGTCTAAATACATAGCCATATTCACCTGAAGTGATAGCTACAATTTCACCACCTGATCCTGGAAGATCTTGTTGATCAGCTTGTTTAGTTCCTGATAACCAAGTTGTAATATCATTAATTCCAGACCATTGGATTCTATTTTGATTTGATGTTTGGTTACCTGTTACTAAAAAATCTCTTATAACACCTGAAACTCTAAATGTTGGAACAGTACCTGCTGTTTGTATTGCTGACAGATTAGCAAAGTTAGTTGATGTTCCCATTAAATAATATTGAGGTGCATCTACACCATTACTTGCTATAACATAATTACCAAATTGTGTGAATGTCCAAAAATCTGTATTAGTTCCTGAAAGAGATCCTTTACGTGATGTAAAAGCTCCACCACTTAATTGATAAATATCTGTATTTTTTGCAACAAAATTAAATACAGCTCCTGCATTATTTCTAAAAGAACCACCACCTCTAGCATCAGCTCCAATATTATTAGAGCTATAGTTTACCAAAGAGGGAAATCTTTTATATGAGTTTAATGCATAGTATACATTTGTTGCTACGTTAGCACCTGGATTCAAATGTTTAGGTTGATCAGGTAACCATTCACCAAAAGGTATCTGCATTATTTTCTCCTATAAAATGATAGATCTGTACTTACATCTGTTCTTTGAACAACAGGTGCAGAACCATATGAATCTTGTTTGTCATTATTCTCACATCTCTCAAGAGCTGCTGAATACATACCTAGCCATTGTTGCGTTTGGTTAGTGTCGATCCCACCGATAAAATTACTAGCATGATATAAGGCCCCATATAAATAAACAGACGGATGATTTGCCAAAATATAGTTAGAGGTATCGCTATCAGACAAAGCAGTAAAAGCTTTATAATATTGTAGCTTACCAGTATAACTCGTATCAGGTTGGGGTGCGAATCTAAAACTTTCAGTACCATTATCTGACTCTATAGTATACGTTCTAGGCATACCTGAAGTCGAACCTCCTTTTATTTCGAATAAATTGCCTGGAGTTATATATTCCAAATGATATTTAGTACCACCTGATAATATATGAAATGATCTAGCACCAATAAAACCTGTTGGTACAGTAACTAATTCTGCGTTAATAGTTACATCATCATTCTGTTCCATTTGTCTTATACGTAGCTTAGCATTAAAATCAGCTTCAGTAAGTTTTATAAAATCATCTTGTATTTCAGTTGTTAAATCTGATCTATTTAAGAAATTTGCTATTGATGATTTAAGTTCTGTATATGTTGATAATGCCATTACATTCTTCCTGATGCTGTTCTAAAATAACGATACTCGTTACTATTAAGTTTTAACTTTAAAATTTTTGTTCTTTCTGATTTGGGTATTTGCCACCAATTATTAGTTCCATTATATTCTCTAGCCCATAGTTCTAAAACCATAGTTGGAATACTAGCTACACGTTTAATATCTTTTGTTTGAGAATAACCATCATTAAGATTATATAATCTTTTATTCTTTTGTAGAATAGGATTAACATCTTGTGATCTTTTAACTGTTATTTTTCCATCAGCTTCTACGAAATATTTAGTTCCGTCAGATTCCTGATCTCTTAGTATAGACATTATTCACTTAGTTCTGTAACGTATAATTCTCCATCAGATCCACCAATTCTTAATACTGCAATCTTTTCTCCAGGTGAAACTTTAATAATTTCAACTTCATTTGCAGGTAAGTATGTAGTGGTAACTGCTGCTGTTGGCGATACAGCTACTTGTATATGACAAGCAATAGTACTTACTACTCTTATGTATTCTATGTTAGCTGAAAAAGCTGAACTTGCAGAAGATGAACTTCCTGAAGTAAGCTTTAATACAGTTCCATGTCTTAATCCGTAATTCATATTATTTTCCTTTAATTTGTTAGGGGAGATTGCTCTCCCCAATATTAATTTATTATCTTCTTACTACAAATGTAACAAGACATTTCTTAGCACCACTAGATGCACCATCTGTAATTATTTCAATAGTGCCATCTTCTTCAACTCTGTTAAGAGCAGTAGGCTCTGATGTATCTACAGTTCCAGCTGCTGAACCTGAATTTGCAACAGTTATTGCAGATCCTGTCATAGCAGTTCCACCGATTTCAAAAGTTAATGCAGCATCAGCACTTGTTATTGCACCTTGTAAAGCAGTAATAATTTTAATTACTTTTCCACCATCAGGTACTGCAACAAATGTAGATGAAGCTGTACTAATATCTTCGATTTCGGCATGTATAAAATAGTCGTTTAATGTTCTCATGTTTTCTCCTTTGTATGTTCCGTATTATTGACCTCTTAATACTTCATATTTTGGGTTGATACAAGGGGAGTATTTTGAGGTTACTCCCCTATGTATTTATAGATTATGATGTTGTTAAGTCGAATACTCCACCTGAAGCACCTTCATTTCTAGAGATCAAAGTAAGTTCAGCTAATAGCTGTCTTTTTTCTGAGTCACCAGTTTTAGAAAGTTCATGCATTGTGAAGTCTCTTAAGAACCCTACAGACCAATAGTCCATATCTAGAACTAAAGCATCTCTATCTCTAGAGAATCTGTTAGGTACTACTTCTAAATCACCAAAGTCAGAAGAATATACATCGATTGAAGTGTATAAAGTTTTATCTTCTGAAGCATCGAATCTAGTAGATCCACCAGTAAATCCTGAGATTTTCTGTTTGTTAAATGGGCCTACCATGATTACAGATGGGTTACCACCTGCATTCCATGTTCCTTTGATAACGTCTTTCAACATAGATTCAGTTAATGCTCTTTGAGTTCCATCGTTTCTTGCGTCAGAACCATCAGAAGCAGTTGGAGATGATCCACCTGAATCGAAGTTATCGTTAGTTGCAATCCAAGCACCTATAGAAGCAAATGTTCTTGCAGTTGATGCATTACCAGCTGCTCTTACTTGGTTAGTTAATAAAGTAGACTCGATG